TGCATTAACGGATGATGAGATAGACAGACTAACTGTACAAGATCCTGTACGTGCAGAAACACTTACACGCTTGCTTTTGGATCAACCAACAAGCGAGAAGGAAGATCCCATCGAGTGGGGATGGACATTACCTGGGTGGCGCAGAGTGATGGAGAATTGGGACTCCACAAAGATACATATTATTTTGGGCGGTAACCGCAGCTCGAAAACAACTTTCGCGTCTCGTATGCTTGTGCATTTAGCACAGGCAATACCAGAAGCAGAGATTCGATCCATGCATGTGAGTGAGGAGAGAAGTATCTCAGATTCTCAGCGTTACATCTGGGAAAATCTTCCGGCACGGTATAAACGGAGTAAGAAGAAGGGTGCGAATCATAGCTTGCAATACACACAGAAGAATGGATTCAATGCAGGCAAAGCAATCTTACCACCCACAAGTCAGGATGCAGAACGTGGTAGTACAATATACTTTAATAATTATCGGCAGTATATGGCAGATCCACAAATCTTTGAGGGTTGGTCTGCACATTGCATTCACATGGATGAGGAAGCACCACAAAATGTATTTGAAACATTGGTTGGTGGTAGAACAGTTGACTATCATGGTAGGGTCATGCTGACCTTTACAACATTGCAGGGATGGACACCTCTGATTAATAGTTTACTCAAAGGTGCGGAGACTGTGGAGTCTAAGTATAGTGAGTTATTGGGTAGGGAGTTACCTGTTGAACAGGTATCCATGAATTGGCCTGACTGTAGAATTTATTATTTTTGGTCAGAAATGAGTCCCTTTGTTGATTATAAGGAACTTGTACGGACATACAGTAAGCAACCACAGGAAGTAAAACTTGCTCGATTATATGGCATACCAAGTAAGAGTTTTGAAGGAAAGTTCGCAAAATTCCAGCGTGAGACAAATGTAATAGAACATAGTAAGATACCATTCATTGCTGACCCAACCGTTCAATGTACTCGTTACTTTATATGCGATCCGGGTGGTAGTAAACCTTGGGTTGGATTATGGGCAGCAGTTACTGAGGATGGTAAGATTTATGTATATCGTGAGTTCCCAGACAGTACAATGGGAGCATGGGCAATACCCCATGTGAATGGTGCTGGTAAAGCAGTTGGTAAAGCTGGCCCTGGACAACGACCTCTGGGTTGGGGATATGCAGATTATAAGGATTACTTTGAATCTCAGGAAGTGGGTGAGGATATATTTGAGAGAATAGTTGACCCAAGAATGGGTGCAGCCACAGTACGCACAAAAGAGGGTGAGAGTAATATAATTAACACCATGAGTAACATGGGATTTGTATTTCGTGCTGCACCAGGTGTGTCTATTGACTCAGGTATTGCCAAGATCAATGATGCACTATCATGGGATGATACAGAACCTATGACTGAGGAAAATTGCCCACAACTTTACTTCTCTGATCAATGCGAGAATACAATATCATCCATGCTTGAATATGCAGGAGAGAGTAAGAGTGATTACTTCTCTGACCAGATTGACTGTCTGCGATATTTATTTGTGAGCGGTGCGGAACATATCACACATGGTGACATCCAGGTCACAGGTGGTGGTGGTTATTAAGTTGACTACATAAAGTGACTAATGTAGTTTTATGCTACACATGCTCTCTGCCAGCGATCCAGAATTATTATATGTCTCCAAAGAGCCTGACATTGCTTACCTTGCAGAAGCCTACAAGCGCACGCAAAGTGATTTAGGTGAATGGTTAGATCGTAGGCAAAGAGATTACGATACCCGTCATTGCTTATGGGCAGGTAAAACAGAAGACTTTAAAAAGCACGCATCACAAAGTTCAACAGGAGAGGTATTTCCTTGGGAAGGGGCAAGTGACGCTGAAGTTAGAATGGTAGATGAATTAATATCTACCCGTGTTGCTATGTCTATGAATGCAATAAGGCGTGCGCACATTGTAGCCACTCCGATTGAATCCAATGATGTTGAGCGTGCCAATGTGGTTAGTATGTTTCTTCGCTGGTTAATTAATACAAAAATGGATGAGTTTTACCCAGAGATTGAGCTTGGGTTAAATCATTTCTTTGAAAAAGGTATGATGGTTCATTACTGTTGGTATGAGAACCAGGAACTCAAACAGCAACAAACAATCAAGTTAGATGAAATTGCACAAGTCCTTCCACAAATTGCCGGAGCAATTCAAGATGGAAGTATGGATGAGGAATTAACTGAAGTACTCAAGGAGCAATATAAAATAGGTAAATCAAAAGCACGGGCAATGCTTCGTGAAATGCGTAAGGATGGAGAAACAACAATACCTGTTACCCGTCAAGTGGTAAGTAGACCAAAGATCCGTGCGCTTGCACCAGATGAAGATGTATTTTGGCCTTCCTATGCAATGAACCCACAAGAAGCACCCTACATGTTTCATACAGTCAGTATGACTCCAGAGCAATTAAGGGCTAAAATTAGTACTGAAAATTGGTCAGAAGAGTTTGTGGATGCAGCTATTGAGTTAGCAGGGCAGGGCGAGGATACAGATGAAAATATCTACCAACTTCGCGAGGATGATGAGTTTACCAGAGATCATGATAATAGCTTGGTTAGAATTGTGTACTGTTATCAAAGACTATTGGACGAGGACAATGTACCCGGTATTTACTGCACGATTTATCATGCCAACATTAGTGATCTTTATGCTAAACATCAGCTACTTGATTATGCACACGGACAATATCCCTTCGTAGTTACTACCCTTGAGAAAACGAGCAAAAAACTCTACTCCGCGCGTTCTTACCCAGAGCGCTTGGAAAGCCTCCAGCAAGTACTCAAGGCAGAAACAGATGCAGGCATTGACTCGCAATCGTTGACAACTTTGCCCCCATTGGAACACCCAATGGGTCGTGCCCCATCGAAGTGGGGGCCTGGTGTTCGCGTACCTTATCGCACGCCAGGAGAGTACAGATTTGCAGACACACCACGAGGTAGTGCAAGTAATATTGAGCTTCGTAGATATATAGAAGAGCAGGCAAATAAGTTGTTTGGCAGAAATGCGCCAGGTGTCGATCCCGTTGAGGCACAGATGAAACAGCAAGAGGTCATTGATAAAGTATTTCATCATTTGAAATATGTGCTAGATCAAGTGTATTCCTTGTATCAACAGTATGGGCCGGATGCAGAATACTTTCGTGTTACAGGTATGCAGGACATGCAAAAGTATGCCAAGGGTAGTCCAAATAGTCGTTTTGATTTTTACATGCAGTTTGATGTGGCAACTCAAGATCCAGAGCAAATGCTTGAGCGTGTGAAGGCAATAGCTCAACTTGGCGCACAACTCGACAAGAATGGCACGCTTGATACCGAAAGACTTCTACAGATTGCAGTTGGACAGATTATGCCTGGTGCTGCTGAGAGTATAATTTTGCCAAAAGAAACTGCTTCCCAAAAAGCAATGGATGAGGAGAGACAAACCATTGCAGAGATATATGCAGGTGTGCCACCCAACGTTAAACCTAACGATGCACACGAGATGAAGTTGCAGATATTCCAGCAATGGCTTGCACAACCTGATGTGGCACAAAAGGTACAACAAGATCCTGCCTTACAGGAGCGTATTCAGAATTACATGCAACAAAGACAGATGCAGGTTCAGCAGAAGAAAAATGCAGTAGTTGGAAGACTTGGGGCAGAACCCACACAATTTGGACAAACAGGAGCAGCAGCTTAATAGGAGGAAAATATTATGCCAATGGGGAAAGGGACTTATGGGACAAAGGTAGGTAGACCACCTAAGAATAAAAAGAAGAAGTGTGGCAAGCGGAAGACCAAGTAAGGTAAATAGCCCAAGGCGTATCCGTAAAGGTGAACCTGGTTATGGAAAAAAGAAGTTTGTAGTCTATGCATCTGAAGGTGGGAAGAAAAAAACTATTCGTTTTGGTGACGCAAATTTAAGTATTAAGAAAAACCAACCTGCTCGCAAGAAGAGCTACTGTGCAAGGTCAGGTGGTATTAAGGGAAAAAGTACAAAACTAAGTGCCAACTATTGGTCGCGCAAAGCATGGAATTGTTAAATGAGTCTATATAAAAACATACACGCTAAAAGAAAACGTATAAAAAAAGGTAGTGGTGAGAAGATGAGAAAGCCTGGATCGAAAGGCGCACCAACTGCAAAGGCATTCAAGAAAGCAGCTAAAACTGCACGCAAAAGAAAATAAACGATGAGTCCCCGCAAAAGAAAAACATACCACGATATTGACCCGGATGAAGCAATCCAGGCATTAGCCACTTTAAAGAACGATCCACACTTTAAGAAGTACATTGAGATGCGAGAAGCAATGCGTGAAGAGGTTATTCGCCAACTTCAAACAAAAGCAATCATCGACTGCACAAATCGTCATTACATGATGACGGGCAAATTGGAAGCAATTGATGAAGAACTAGATACTTTCTATAAGCTTTAACTTTTCTTGTGTATTGCTCATAGCGCCTCTGTGGTCTTTTGGGGTAGGCCACAGGGGCTTTTTTGTTGCCTTTTGTGTTACATTCAACTACATTTTGCTACACTAGGCATTGTATGCCTTGAATATCATGGAAGAAGTAATTCAAGAGGTTGACTCAGAGTCCTCTCAAAACTCTTTGGATAGTACAACGCAAAGTGAAGGTAACCTTTCGATGGCAGAACTTGCAACTAGTTTACTAGAGAAGCGCCAAAGTGGGGAAGCTGAATCGCCCAAAGAAGAGACAGAGGCCGTTGAAGAAACTACGGACGAAGTTGAATCGGAGGATCAGTCTAATGAAGAGCCGGATGAATCAGAGGAGGAATCACCTGAGCCACCCGCAGAACCTTCAGATGTTCTTTCAAAGTTTAATATAGACCTGGACTCATTATCGGAAGAGGAATCCAAGTATTTAGCAAAGCAGCTTAATGCAAGTGCGATCAAGCGATTTGGTCGTTTAACTGCACAGAAGAAAGCACTCTTAGCTGAGAACGAGGAATTACAGGCACAAGTTGAGCAAGCGCCAACGCCTGCTGAACTACCTGCCTTCCTCAAAGATAATGCTCTGCATAATGTCAATGATGTCAATGCCCTGGCTAAAGAAGTAGAAAACCTTAACACGCTCATGGAATGGGCCGATGAGGGGATGGAAAATGAAGTCGAGTACGATGACAATGGCAATGAATATGTGCTAAAGGATGGTGATAAAACTTACACCAAGTCTGACTTGAGACGCATTAAAGCGAATGCAAAAAAGATCCTTCGCAAAGATGCACCAGCAAGAGAGGCATGGATAAAAGAACGTCAAGCATCTGACCAGCAGGCAATCCAAACTTTCGACTTTTTAAGTGATGGCGAAAGCGATGATTATAAAATGTTCATGCAGGTAAAGCAAAGTCCACTTTACAAGCCTTTAGTCGATCACCTACCAAACAGCAATTTTGCACTTGGATTGATGGTTGAAGGATTAAAAGCAGTTAAGGAAAGGCAAGAGTCCAAGGGTCAACCCAAGCAACTCAAGAAACCATCTGCACCTGTGGCAAGCTCAGAGGCAGCAGTAAGCAAACCGAGAAGTGAGGGAAGTAAACAGAAGAAAGCTCTGCAAGTGGCTAAGGCCAAGTTTGAGCAATCAGGTTCAATAACAGACTACCAAAAATACATTCAACTAAAACGAGGTCTTTCGATCTCAAAGTAATTTAAAAACAATAAGGAGGATAATAATATGGCATTAAGTACAAGTTACAATACTGCTGGCAATAAAGAGGATTTAACCTCAGTGATTTCAACGTTAGAACCAGAGGCTACACCCTTTGTTTCTATGGCAAAAAAAGCCCAAGCAACAGGTACATTCTTTGAGTATCAAGTTGATAAATTAAATAACCCTGAGTTTGGTGGAGTTAATGAAGGCGAAGATGTTACTGCATTTAAAAATCAGTCTGCTGATCGTGTAAAATTAGGAAACTACATCCAAGTATTTCGCGATACTTTCCAAGTATCTAATATACAAGAGTTAGTTGACACTGCTGGTGTTGCAAGTGAATTTGCTAATGCCGAAGCTAAAGCAGTTCGCAACGTTAAGCGTTCTATTGAATCTGCATTCTGTTCTTCACAGGATCGTCAAGCAGACGCTGGTGCAGGCGCACCATACAAAACTCGTGGTATGTTTAAGTGGTTAGGAGTTAGTGGACAACCATCCGACATTCCTGCTGATTACCAAAACGTTGCTAACGACACAACAGGCACACAAACCGAAACAACCTTCAATAGTGTTCTTCAAGAACTCTACGAAGCTAACGGAATGCCTGGTGGACAGTTGACACTTCTTGCTGGACCAACTCTTAAAAAAGAGATTAGTCAGTTTAGCCGTCAGCTTGCAGCTACTAACGGAACATATGTAGTTAACCAAGATGCAGACTCTCGTAAAATCACATTGACTGTAAATTTATATGAGGGGGATTTTGGAAATGTTGCAATCGTTCCTACGCTTTGGAATTTGCGCACAAGTGGATCTTCCACAGTAGATGGTGACGCTGGTCTTCTTATCGACCCAGAGTATGTAGGAATGCATTCTTTGAAAGCTGAGTCTGTTACTGAGTTGGAGAACCAAGGTGGTGGCCGCAGAGGTTTTGTTGACGTAATTGCTGGTTTAGCCTGCTACGCTCCAAAAGCTCACGGATACTTTAATTAATTAACACTCTAACATAAGGAGATTTAAGACATGGCAGAATTATCCAACAATGAAGCAGGTCGCGGGTTTACTCATATTTACACCGCTACCTATGAAGATTTGCAAACTATCGGAAACGGTGGTCAGGCAACAATCGCAACCATCCCTGCTGGTGGTGCAGTCGAGTGTGTAGGCGTTTATGAAGCTGAAGCATTTA